TAACCGAACTCGTTCTCTTGTTGGAGTGTCGTCCATCTCAAAGGAATGACCAGATTCCGTCTGTTGTATGTTATTATATGGATATACTGGTGGAGTTTCGGTATTTCTAGCCGATTCTGGTTCTGTCCAAGAGTTATCTGAAGGTGATGGTGGTAATATTGCCATAATTAAGGTGCCGATTTATTTTGTGATGGTGGTTTGGCCGGAGCTTCGTATGATGCAATAATTGCATTGGCTGCATCAAGTTCTGTTTGATTTGTGGGTATCAAAAGACCAACTGTTGCCGCACCAGCAATATTAACTGTACCTGCTACAACAGCAACTGTTGCGGTTACTGTCTTGGCGGCCGATTCAGCTAAGGCTTTTGCTTCTTTAATGATGTCATCATAATTACTAGGTCCTTCTGAAAAACCCTCTGAAAGACCAGCACCAATATCAGAAAAAACAGAACCAATCAATTTAATTAGTCTTGCCAAACAATCTTGCAGTAAAGCCAAAAATTTTGCAGGTAAACTTAAAATCCAAGCAATAATTTCTTTTAACTTGGCAATGTAAGCAACAACATATTGTTGAAAATCTAAAATTGGCTGTAAAATTTCTTTATTAATACGATTAACTTCTCTAGCAATGGCTTTTAATGTGGTTGCCAGCCAAGAAGCTTCGCCTGTAGGATCAGCAAAACCTAATGCTCTTAAAACTGCTCTAATTGCATCTCTGATATATTTGGCAGTAGCCTTTGCATATTTTTTAAATTCAATATTTTTTTGTATATCGGTAACAAAATCACACACATGGGCTAAATTGTCATTAGCAAAACCAACACTTGTATTAGCCACAATACTTCTTGCACCAGCAGGAACATCAGGATTACCTAGAGTTGGGCCATCATTCACCTGTGTTGGTGTAGGTGCATTAGTTTCGGTAATTTTACCGTTACTTTGAGTTGTCTGTGTTACTTCAGGTAAATTTTGAATTTCATCTGCCATTTATTTGTATATTCCCGGTAAAACACCCATCATGATTGGTGCTTGGCCTGAATCACCATCAATAAAAAAACCAACAATCCAATCACCCAATCGTGGTGCAGAAAATGATTTTGAATTATTAACAGGTAACATCGGCTGAGCCCATGGTAAATCTTGTGTGGGTAGTTCACTTATATTGTCTGTATGCCAACCAAATATTCTAAGTTGACATCTTCCCATACCCAAAGGATCAGCACGGTTCTCAACAACACCGATGAACCAAGTAAATCCATCTTTTCCTATAAAATTTTGCATTATAATTTAACCGTGCTTTGCCAGACACCAGAATCATTGTTAATACCACTATAAGCTTTTGGTGTGCTATCTTTTGCAATTTCAAGAACAGTTTGAAATGCTGTTGGTTGTATAATATGCCTTACAGCGGTTATCAAATATTTACCAGAGTAAAATTCATCCAAGCCTTTTGTTTCTGTAGTTGGTTTTAAAGTTAGTAAATTAAAGTTAATTGTTCGACCAACAGTAATTCCTGAATCACCAGGTATTTTAATCTTTAACACAGTATAGTTTGCCAATGAAATTTGTGCCGTTCTATTTGGCACATATGTTTCAATTGCAATATCTTTTGCAACTCCACCATTGACTGCCTGCTTTATATATGGCTGATTTTGCTGAAAGGCATTACTAGTAGCCACCTTAAATGAGGCGTTGTATGAATCAGCATTTGTTAAACCTAATCTATTTTTTAATGTGTTTGTTGGACTACCAGGATTTAATGTTTTTGCCTGAGATTTGTATTTGAGATAATTAAAATCTGTAACTTTACTTGTTTTGGCCATAGGATCAAGAGATACAAGTCGATTTGATAATGTGCCAGAATTAACATCATTCATCATATCATAAACTTTAACAAACTCATAATCTAAAACACTTATTGTTTTTTCTTGAAATGATTGTGTTTTATCTTCTATACCCTGTTGTTGATATTTGTATGTGGTGTAAATGTCATCTTTAAACATAGATTGTAAAGACCGAAAATTAAATCCATCTCTTGTTTCAAAAAACAACATATCAGCACCAATTTCACCTGCACCTTTAGGCCTTGCATATGTTGACAACCAACTGATTGCTTCAAAAGGTTTGAAACGAGGAACAATAAAATCATTTATACCGTTTGTTCGTTCAATTCTTATCTTTTCTTTTTTTACTTTTAATTTGTCAACCAATATATCAGTAATAACTTTATCGATTTCTTTACCTTTATATGATTTACTAATCTTAGTTTGTTCTGATAATAATAGTTCTTCTGAACAAAAATAAAATGTATAACTTTCGGAGCTTAAGTTACCAACAGGTTTTCTGTCTCCTATTTTGTATACTCGATATACTTGTTTATTTGTATTTGGAGCATTCTTAGTTTTTGCAAAGGTTATTTCTACAAATTCATTTCCTGTTAAATCTAATAATTCAATAAATCCTTGTGCATCTATAATAGTAACATAGCCAGATACAGAAAAACTGTAAATATCTTCATAATAGGATAATTCTATTAACAATTTTTTCATTTCAAATCGTTGGCCAGAACCTGTTAAAAAATTAATAGATTCTAAAGAATAATCTTGTGGATAATAAGCACCAGGATTTTCTACATCGGTGTAAATATTTTGGTCAATTTCAGCCATATTTTAAGCAGCCATCAAATCAGTAAATTGTTTTTCTAATTGTTCAACATATCCAGAATTTAAAATTTTAATACTTCTTTTAGATTCATTTAAATTTAATTCATAATCATAGTAACTCACAGCAGCCTTTGAAATAGTGATTGTTACACTTCCTGTTGGTAATGTATAGGTGTTGGTATTTGTAATCAATGAGTTATATGTAGTTTGGTCAATAATAATATTTTTGGTTGTAGTAGTTTGAGTTGTTGCGTCATATTGTGTAACAATTTTTTCATAATGGTGCACAGTTGAGTATGGATTGAATGATGGATATTTATTTGTTATATAAGCATCAAAGTCATTAGAATTAAGTGGCCAATCCCATTGAGGGTCAGTAATTTGATTTGCAAATAAAACAACCCAATATCGATAAGAATCACCGTAGTATTTGTATGCCACAATTTCTGGTGTATCACCGTCTTGTACATCATAATCATAATACACCATCGGATTATTTAATATCTCTGGTATAATAGAGCACCGAGCCATTAAATCGGTCATAACAATAGAATTGCGGTTTGCATCTGTTTTTATAATTTTTGGTAGAGTATCAAAATATTGCATTTTAATATCCTTGTTCTATTCTATCTCGTGTCAAGAGTTCGATTTCTTTAAAGTTAATAGTTAATTGAATTTGAGTTGGTGCACCATCAGATTGAGTAGTAAAACCATTTGGTGCATAATTCACATCAATGTTTTCTATAACACTTTCAGTAATTTTATTAATTTTTTTATTTTCTCGGCCATTAAAAAAGAATTTAGGAGTAAATGTAGATGGTGGCACAAAAAACATACCAGCCGAACCTCTTGCAAGCCTAGGCGCTGCATGAAATTTAAATTGTTTAATAATTTTTTCTACGGTAGCAGCTTCTTGCTTTGAATATGGTGTAAATGTAAAAGCCATCTGATAAATTCTAAAATCAATACCTTGAAACAAAATTTGTTGTTGTGGATTAAAAGCGTATCCTTGGCTTCTTAGTAACAATTTGGCCGGACCCGAATCGATGGCTTGTAAAACTGTCTTTGCAGCTTTACCAATAATTGGTGTTTGTTGCGCAGCTGTCGCTAAACTTAATTTATCATATTGAGCTGCATATGTAAAGTTTACTGTTTCTGGTATGTAGAGAGAAATTGTACCGGCTGTTCTTTTCTTGGGTTGAGTTAAATTAATAAACTTTGTCATACTATTTGGGTCTTGAAAAAACTTGGTCACCGAATTTGTTGCTTCCGAAAAACTAAAATTAGAAGCGGCTTCAAATGCTCCTGATATTGAGCTTTTTGCTGAACCTATTAATTTTTCCATAGCTACATCATATTGTGCTGGTTCAATTTCGTTGATTGTAAATTGAATATAATGACCTCTGGTGGCAGATTGTAAATCCCGTGGATATTGTAAATCTTGTCTGGCAAATTTGTTGCCAAATAAAGCACCAAGAGGTCCATTAATTGCAAATCCCGGTATGGATACACCGCCAATGGATGTTGGTATTGAAATGATAGCCATTAGGTTGTCCTAAAAGAAAGATACATAATACTATATTTATGGCATATTCCGGACGATTTACACCCTCTAACCCTCAAAAATACATTGGGGACTACAAGAATATCATCTACAGGTCGAGCTGGGAGGTAAAGGTAATGTCATGGCTTGACCGAAACCCCGATATCATCTCATGGGCTTCAGAAGAACTTACGATACCCTATAAGTCACCTGTTGATGGCCAATGGCACCGATACTTTCCTGATTTTCTGGTGAAGATGCGAACACGAGATGGTTTACTTAAAACAATGGTACTTGAAGTTAAACCTAAACGACAGGCACAACCACCAGAACCACGCAAACGAATCACTAAGCAGTATATCAATGAAGTAACTACATGGGGTGTCAATCAATCCAAATGGAAAGCCGCCTCCGAGTTTTGTTTAGACCGTGGTTGGGAGTTCAAAGTCCTCACGGAAGACCATCTTGGACTATAACTAAATAGTAGATGGCATCTAAACTTACACAATTAGCACAACAAAAGACTGCTTCGGAACTTCAAACGATGGGCCGAGATGCATATCGTTGGTTGACTAAGAAGATAAGTTCACTTAGTAACCCTACAGGTATTGCTTCTACGATTGCACGAGAAGATAGAGGTAATCACTTTTATAATGGTGGTTTATATTTCTTTTATTATGATCCAAAAACAAAAGCAGATTTACCATATTATGACCGATTCCCATTGGTATTGGTATTAAATATTGAAGCAGATGGTTTTACTGGTCTAAATCTACATTATTTACCAATCCAGTATCGAGTCGCCTTTTTGGATAAATTGATGGATTTTGCGGTGGTTGACGGCAATAAAGACATACAGCGTATGAATGTCACCTATGACATATTGAACGCCTCCAGACGGTTTAAAGAGTTTAAACCATGCTTTAAAAAGTATCTGATGAGCCATGTTCAATCAAAAATACTTGCCGTTCAACCAAATGAATGGGACGTTGCGGCATTCTTGCCAATTCAACAGTTTAGGAAAGCTGCACCGGCCAAAGTGTGGCAAGAATCATTAGAACAGATACGATAGGGAAATAAAATGGCAGGTTCT